GCCATTCTGAAATTAGGAGTCGCAGCGTCTAAATCGAATACCGCATTTCCTAACTTTTCTTTAAAACTATTGTAAAAACTCCATGCAGTAGCCGCCATTTATGCTGCCTCCTTTAATGCTTCCGGGCTTCGTACAATGTGAGATATCAAGCCCTCACCGTGAATTATCATATCGTAATGGTCCCCGGTGGCGCTGACCATTTGAACGAATTCCTTCGCTTGATGATAATGCGCTACCGTACACAAAAATTGTTTTCCAGCAACATGAATCTCAATCTCCTTTTCATCGTTATTCTCTGGTTGAGAATAAGCGTGATGGTCTTCCATGATGCAACTATCAAAACCAAAAATCTCAAATTTGGGAAACCCAAGTAATCTAATTAAGTGAATAGCTCTTAAGGTTACCGTGGAACCTCCCAGTATAGGGAAATAATCTTTATGTATTTCTCCATACTTCCCATCTAAAATATCTTTATACTCATCCTGCCCAGCGGTGTGCCAAAGATAAGCATCGTATCCATCTAATTTATCAAGAACAGATGGATGGCACTGTGATGCTATAAAATATTTACACTCTTTGTGCGGGGGATCAACAAATCTGTTGTTGAATTCCCTGCTGTCCAACATAACAAAAGCTGATGGTCTTATTCCATTGTCCATGCAATACTTATAAGAACCATTAACCGTTATCACCGGCATTCCATTCTTGTTCTTTTCCTTTAACAGATCAAGAGTTGAATTCAATGATGGACCACCAACCACTAATGCAACAGTTTTATCCCATTGCGTTTCATAAGGAACAACTTGAGGAACTTCTTTCTTCAAGTTAGCTTCCATATTTTTTCTTATATCTTCTTTATCTGCGTTTACAGCGCAGAATATTTCCGGTACCGGAATCATCTCTGGCCCTATAGAAACAGAAGGTGCATGAGACTCTACAGAAATAGTGAGATTCATTTACTTCTTTTTCTCTCTAATGGCCCCGGCAATAACCACCCTAAAATCATGGGAATGATTATAATTAATATTAAATAAATCCCACCCATTTCTACAATACTTCCCAACAAGCTCCAAAAATTATCTGTCGCGCAACTAGCTACTGTATACATATCTCCTTTTCCTATAGTTGGTGAGGAAAGCGTCTGATCCGCAATCACACTCGTCGCAAAGGCAGCGGATGCTCCTGCCAGTAGAGGTGCAGTCGCACCCGAACTGAAGGCAGATGTCACAGAGGCAACCCCCAGACTCGCTCCGCTTATTATCGCGGCTTTCTTTAGACTCGTGCATCCAATTAAGACACCGAAGCTGGCGCAGAAAAGAATAGTTCCCAAACGACTGCTAATATAATTATCGCTACTATTGCTGCTAACGCTTTGTTTTCCATAACCCATTCTTTGAGCATTTAATTTATCTCCTTGGCTATGCATTTTTAGAAAAATCCATGTTAACTTCTATTACATCCTTTGTTCTCAAACTGCAAAAAACCGCATTCTTCCAAACGGAAAATCCGATAAAAGAATCTTGATCAGTTGAGTAATATTTACGATACGCATTCAATAAAAATTGAGAATGCACTGGAATTTCAACACGGCAAACTTCTATCTCTTCACTTACCATATCATCTAATTTATCTAAACCTTCAGAAATTACTTGAAGGTCATCCTGACTTCTAATCCTTTCGCTCCCGTTGATATAGTATCAACATCAATCCTTAAAACATCTGCAGTAGCTACTGTGTTAGATGAACTTATAACCGGCGGCGTCCCCGACGTGCTTGAATCACTCTCCGAAACTTCTATTGATACTGCTGTTGTAAGCATATCAACAGCGTCTGTTTCATTATGAAGCATTACTGTAATTGTTCCAGAGCTTCCCACAGTAAATACATGCGCTGCTATAGAATTCAAAGATAATCCATCCAACGTGCTTGGAACCACCATTCTTGTGATTCCGTCTCCTACATATATTTCAAGAGTGTCTGGCAACGCCTTTAGAGCCATAGCTCTTTCAATAAAGCTAGAGTTACTAGCTAGTATTTTCTTTGTCGTGTTTGATGCGGCGTCAAGGTACAATATGAAATCTGTACTCTTGTCCATAGTTACGCCAGTAGCTGCAACATTTTGTATTAGCTCTATCTTCCCATCATTAAGATTGACAAAGTTGTCATCTACCTGATCATGGGTTAGCGGAGATCCTTTACCCGCCCTTGTAGTGATACTTGCCATAATTAATCTATCTCTGTGTATCCATCAACCCAATAGTAATTTTGAACATATGGGAATTTTGTATCATAAGCCCCTTGGTTCGGGCCGCGCTTCTCATAGAACCTTCTGCCATTAGTCATTTGGTAGGCTACTCTTCGTGGGCTATAAGAACGTCTATTGCCTATTCTAAATTTCCTAGCCATTAATAAGTAGCCTCTTTCGATGGTTCCAAGGTTCGATAAGATCGCGTTATCGGCGGTATGGGGTCCATGTCATAAATTCTGGACATCGCATCTAAGAAATCAGGATGCACCGTGGGAAATAAGTTGTATTCATTATTTCTCATCCACTCTGTCACGTCGTAAACCTTGCCCTCTTCATCTATGCAATTTATTTTTTTAGAAACAAGAAACTCTTGATTCCTAGCAATCATATCTTCTTGCGCTGAAGTGAGATTTCTTTTGTCTGTAGGATAAGGGAAGAAGAATGAACCATCTTTTAAATCAGGCTCAAGTCTTTGTATCCTGTCTTTCTTTGATTGCGATCCTCCGCCACCTACCCAGTTTAATTCGTAGATGGGAAACGAACTTCCCTCAATAGTCATCATTTGTTTGAAGTGATCTATATCTGACTGAGCGCCGTATCGTTCATAACCAATCTTTACTTCTCTAACGCCCTGTGCCCTTTTCCACCTCTTGCGTATCTTTTTTAGAGTATCCCATCTTTCGGATAACTGAAGACGATGACATACACCATCTAAAAGATACTTGTTGTAGTTCGCATCCACCCCAACAACGGCTATTGCTGTTCTGTTGGAGGTCTTGCTTTTTGAATTGGCGGGATCAACCATGATATACACATTCAGAGTATATGGTCTTATTTCCCACTCATTCCACCACTCTGTTTTAAACGCGAGGTCGGAACCAGCAATAGGATTCAATAACTGCTGACAAGCAACCACATAAGTAGAAGTGGTTTTCTTTATCTCTTCCCATCTTTCCTTTTCAAGAAAGACAGGTTCTCCATCCATCTGCCCGTTATGTGTGGCAGGGTGTATACGCGGCTTTACCGCAGCCCGTTGGAGAATAGTACCATAGGTATCTCCATATGAATATCTTGTACCAGCATATTGGAATCTTGGCCTGTGAGTGGACCCTAGATTCAAGGAGAGTTCCCACTGAGTTGTTGTTTTTGCTATCTGTTCTGGCGTGTTGACCGCTTCTTGCACAACAACATCATCATAAATTATCAGGTTAAAGTGACGACCCGTTGGTTGTCCATCAACCAATCCATGCGCCTCAATAGTTTGTTCTTTAGGATTTGAACTTCTTTTTAAACAAATCCCTTCGTTCTCTGCCCATTTGGGAGCTTGTTGTCTTGGCTTCTCCCAAAGGATATCAGGGTATAGCTCACAGAGCTTTTGATTGCCCTCAAACTCCTGCATTATTTGACGAAGGAATGGCTTTGCCTGTTTTGCAGAAAAAGAAATTAATCCAATAGTGATCTCTGGATTACATAAGACTTCTTGAACGCAACCAAGAAAAGTAATGATCGAACTCTTATAATGGAATCGAGCCCATAAATCTAAGTGTCGATCCCGGTCACTCTCAACTTCTCTGCATCGATCATAAATCCAAGGATGCAACATGTCATGCCGATTGCAAAGAAATACACCAAGGTAATAACGATCAAGTTGACCCAGAGTCCGAATAAAAGAATCATCAATATTATTGTCGCGGTGACAGTCAGCATACGCCTCCACCACAAGATGGTAAGGAGCGGACTGCGCCCATTCAGCAAATTGTTTCGCAGCGTCAGAGTTCTTATTATCAATATAGACGCTATCCGCTATAATAGGTAACACAGCCGCCCCTTATGATTTTTTATAACCAGCAGCATACGCAGCTCTCTGCTGTGCTTGCGCTTGCTTCTTGGTTGAATAACATTTCCCTTTACTTCCCCACTTCCATCCCTTTTTGCCTCCCTTCAAAGTACAACTTTGAATTGGCATTAAGTCTGTCTCCAAGATAACCAGTATCTAAGCTGATCGGGATTCTCGACCATCTCAATGATTTCTTCGTCGGTTAGTGTCTCAGTCCATTCAGCGGGATATAGAGATTTGAATTGGGTCACTCTTTGATCAGGAGCTCCGGGGGGAGCAGCCACGGTGATTTGCTCTCCACCAGCAGGAGAAGTTGGGCCAGAGACTACGTTCCCTTGGCTATCAACTCTAGCTCCTTGCGCTGGATCGAAATCATCGGC